GGGAGGGGCGATGGAAATCAAGGGATACGTTTGGGGTGGCAGCCTACACGGGCAGGTCACTGTCCAGGATAGTTTCGAGTTCGTTTGCGTTTCCAGAGCCGTACCCGCGATGGAAGCGGTTCATTTGCAGGCTGATCGGAGTCCCGCAAAGCGATCCGATTCCGGATGTTCAAGTGTTCGAAGAGGTCTACGAAGCGAAATGGTGGATTTTCGGAAACCGAAGAATGTGCATCTTTCAACTGCGTGGAATCCCGGAACCAACTGACAAGGACCGCATGCACATCTTCCGAACGCACCCCGATCTGGTGGAAATTATGGAGTCACCATTCGATCTCACCGGAAGTCATTATCTGTTTAACCGACATATCCAACGAGGATAAGGACTTACGGACAACAGGGGGCAGAATCGACAGCTTCCATCGAGAGGACTTTCCGCCATGCTTGACGCCGACACATTGCAGTACCAGGAAGAGGACGCAACCTACCTGCGAAGGATGGAGGCGTACAGGATGGTGTTACTGCAAGGCAAGCAAAGGAAAGAAGTTGCGGAACTGTTCGGAGTCAGTGCCAGGACGATTTACAGCTGGATCAAAGACGTATCTGCCCACCTGCGGGAGCAGTCCAAGGAAGGGGTAGAAACGCTCCGGGCCACACTGACCAGCCGATGGGAGCATGTTTACGGGCTGGCAATGGACGGCTTCGAGCGATCCCAGAAGAAGAAGCTCGAGACTACCCGCAAGGAGAAGCCAGGGCCGGTCGTGGAAGCCAAAGAGGGCGAACCGGTTCAGCCACCGCCGGAGCCGATCGTCGAGGTGACAACGAAGGAATCAGAGCAGGCGGGGGCACCAGCGTTTCTGTCAGTGGCCTGCGACAGCCTGAAGGCGATTGGCGGGCTGTGGGCCAATGAGATGGACGCTGCGGAACGCCGCGAGGGGGCGAGCATCCGCATGGCGGGCAAGTCTCAGGCTGAGATGATTAAAGCGAACATTCGGAAGCTCGAGGAGCAGCTGCTACGACTTGGCTTGCGAGGTGCAGGCGGCAGCGGCGACCGGGCGTGAACTGTTCGGAGTTTCCGAATAGTTGCGGTTGAGGGACCGCGAGAAAGTGCCGAGATAACTGATGTTCTCCGCTGAGAATCCCGCCTACCTGTACTTCACGCCGCGACCGGATCGGCCAGCCGATTACGATCAGCAGACTTCGTTCGTCGAGGAGCAACTGCCAGGCGTGGCGTTTCTGGTGGGGGGAAACGGAGCCGGCTGTTTAGGTGCGGAGCAACCGATCTACGATCCTGTTGCCGACACGCACACGCCGGTCAGCCAGATCCAAGGCACGTTCCACGTGTTTGCCAGGGACAAAGACGGGCACGTTGTCATTGCACGGGCAGAGCAGCCGAAAGTGTACGGTTACGCCGATCTATATCGCGTGACATTCAGTAATGGCCGGTCGCTCGTGATTACCTGCGAGCACAAACTGCTGGCTGCGGACCAACAGTGGTTAGAAATGCACGAGCTTCTTCAAAATGCGATGGAAGTGGGTCGCTCATCTTGTGCGAGTTTCGAGTTACTAGGATGCCGCTTGCCTTCAGTGCTCGCGACACAGACGCAGGAATCTTTCCCAGAAGCTTGCCGATTGCACCGCACGATAGGCCATCGGACTCATACCACTTTTGAAGCAGGTCGGAAGGCCACCACGATCGTCTCTTGCGAGTCCCCGTGGCAATCGCTTGTGCGATCCTGCTCGGTGGAACCTTCCCTTTCATCGTCACAGAGATGTGCTCAGAGTTCGACGCGAACAGCTCAAGATTTTCAATGGCGTTGTTGCTCGGATCATCGTCGCGATGGTGAACAACCTCTGATGGAATCAGGTATCTTCCGATGTGTTTTTCCATTACCAGTCGATGTTCGCGAACGTAACCCTTCTTTGAAGCGTATGGGTGATCTGGGCAGTAAACCAAGATGTACCCCTCGGGCTTCTCGATGTGCCTTCCACCGTTCCATGCTCGATTTCGGCGGCCAGGTGCTCCAGTCTTTCGAAGTGGAACGCCGATCCTCTTCATCACCTTGTTTACGATCTTCTGGCCCGGCCTATACTCTCGGCCAAGAATCTTCTTCCAGTGCTTCTGCCAGTCTTCGGAGCACAACGCATCTGCGATCTCCTGAAGCGTCATTTGCTTATCGATGTACATCGACTTCATTGCGTCAATCGGCCACGGAAATGTCTTCACGAATCGTTCCTCGAAACACGGAAACAGGTAGCGTATATGTTACCCAAGTCGAGTTCCTGAGGCACGATGTCTATTGGGATTTTCATGTTCCGGTTCATGAAAACTACTGGGCAGCCGGAGTGTGGAACCACAATACGACTAGCTGCAGCCTCCATAAAGTCGTCACCTTCCTGATGTCTCAGCCTCCACCGAGGTATGACACGCCCTTCTGGATTATCGGAGAGAGCTACGATCAGATTTGCGAAACAGCTTGGAAGGAGAAGCTCAACGGGCAGCAGTTTCTCTGCCCTGCCGATGTCGACTGGGCGAGAATCACATGGCTGGACTCGAAGGCCGATCACCCGAAGACGGTGCCGTTGATGCCGTGGGAAGATCGACCGGGCAAGAACTGGATGATTGAGTTCAAATCGTACAAGCAGGGGCGGGCCGAGATGCAAGGCCGGTCAATCGGTGGCTTTTGCTTTGTGGAACAGTTCCCATGGCAGATCCTGCGGGAAGTGCATCGAGGGTGCCGTGAATATCACTTTCCAGGGTCGATGATGGCCGAGTTTACGCCGATCGATCCTGTTCTCTCAATCAAGCTCCAGGAGATGCAGGAGAACGGCACGCTCCCCGAAGGATGGAAGGTTTACCGGGCCAATACCCGCTGTGCGATGGAAGCTGGACACGTCGACAAGAATTGGTATCAGCAGTTCTTCGGCAGCATGGATGACGCGGAGAGGGCCGTTCGAGAGATTGGAGCCTGGGCAACATTTGAGAGCCAGATTTACCCGACATTCAACCCGCTGCTGCACGGGATCACGGAAGAAGAGGTGTTCTGCCACGAGGGAGACTTCCCGCTGGACTCGCACCACTTCAGGTCGATCGACTGGGGCTTCTCCGCCGAGCATGCGTTCGTGTGCCTGTACGGATACCGCTGGGGCGATTCAGGCGACTGGGTTATCTATGACGAGTATTTCAGCACGGACCAGCGGAAGATCGTCCAGGAGCATCTGTACGACATCTCCAGCCGCTGGGACTGGCCGGATGATGCCTACCATCACGTGACCTATGCGGACCCATCCCGCCAGGATCACATTCGGATTGCCGGGCGGCTGGCTGAGTACACGCATCCAATCAGTGGCAAAACTGCCCCGTCGATGGCGATGGCCAACGCGAGCAATGCGGTCTTCCCCGGCATCGACCAAGTGCGGTACATGCTGACAATCAATCCCGCGACCGGTAAGCCGCGGCTGCGAATCTGTAAGGAACGCTGCCCGAACCTGTGGCGGCAGATGCAGACCTACCGGTGGAAGCGGGGCAGCGAGCAGGGCATCAACCCGCGGGCCGGACAGATGGAGCCAGTCAAGGTCGATGACGACGCCGTTGACGCCCTGAGGTATCTGCTGTTCAGTGAAGCCAAGTCACGAGGGGCCACTATCTCGCAGATTGCACGGTCGTCCCGTGCGGCGAGAACAGTGCCAGGTTACAGGGGGTGATGCGATGAGTGTACCGATTCCAATTACCGGTTTATTAGTGAGAACCATCTCTGAAATGCCGCTTACCGTGAACGGCATTCAGATCATCATCACGGATCTTCGTAACCAGCAAAGTCCACTACGCACGGCGGTGTACGCTGAAAATGAAGCGAGTGCAGCAACAGTGTGCGGTCTTGTGATTCAGCCGCATGTGTCAATACAGATTAGTCACTTCAATCTAGATAGAAACCGGTTCACATTAGAGGCAAAAAAGCGTGGATTGGTTGTCTCCGAACTGCCTGAGACCGACAGAGGGTACTGGATCGGCCGGAAGTCTGGCGGCAACTCAACGCCACCTTGACGACATGCGGCGGCTTGTGTTCGATGCGGAAAGGAAGGGGCTGTGATGGCGAGTCCCTGCGAAAAGCGACGGCGGCGGAAGATTGCCGATCGCAAGCGAGTCAGGCGGCGGAAGCGGGCTCGCGAGCGAAGACCGAAACAGACCTCCCGCAGCGAGTAGCGGATCGGTTACACTTCAACGCGAGGCAAGGGGCACTCTTTCGGAGGGATCATGAGTTTCAGCGAGCAAGTTGCCAAGATCGACGTGGACGCACTTCAGGCATTCAATGCGAAGGTTCTGGAAGAGTTCGGGGCCGGTTACACGCCACCAGTGGGAGAGGATCGCACCTGCCTGAGCTGGTGGTATCCGAAGATCGAGGGGCTGGTTCCGACTCCGCGAACCGAGATTGTGCGGGCCGGGATCAGCCTTACGGACCTAATAGACGGCAAAGAGCCTAAAGGGTTCGATGAGTTCTGCGGTCGGCTGGCAGAAGCTGGATCCAGAATTCAGGCCCATAATCCGACAGGGTATCTGTTCCTGCGAACCGGACACACAAGCGGCAAGCACAATTGGGACTACTGCTGCCGTGTCGGCCTTGGGGACTCGTATCAATCGCACGTGGCCAGTCTTGTTGAGTTCTCGGCAATGGCTGGTTTCTTCGGGCTTCCAACTGAGGTATGGGCTGTCCGTGAAATGCTCCCGGTCAATCTGGCGTTTCGGTGCCAGGATTACGGAAACATGCCGGTCGTTCCAGAGCGGCGGTACTTCATCGACGGCGGCAAGCTGCTCTATTCGATCCCGTATTGGCCTGAGGATGCACTTCGGCAGGGAAGCCCGGACGATACGAACTGGCGGGATAAGCTGCCAGTTGTGCAGCAGGAGTTCAGCGAGTCCGCCGCCGATATGGCTCGCAAGTGTGGTGAGGCATGCGGCGGGAAGTGGTCAGTCGATGTGCTGCTCACGCGAGACGGGTACTACGTGACCGACATGGCGGAAGCCGAGAAGTCTTGGGGATGGGTGGAACAATGAGCGATACGGACGACTTCGTAAAACGCCAAGCCGAAAAGCAGAGGCGGCTGGAGTGCATCGCAATGGAAGTGAAGTGCCTGTGTGGTTGTGATCTGTGCGGACGCCGAATGGTCGATTTCGACGGAGACACTCCGACTAGACCACGTGGCGTGATAGTCCAGGGTCCAGACGGCTCATACCCGTGCTGCTTTCAGTGCGTGCAGGCGGTTCATGCGGCTGAGCAGGAGCAGAGGTGACCAAATGAGCATGAACCCGCCTCCACCACATCGGCAACCGCCGCCCGGCAGTCCGCCACCGCCACCGGGCCGATGGGTAGAACCGCCTGTCACTAGAGGAATACTACAACGTGTCAACTCGCGAGTGGATATTCACTGCATATTGCCATGGCAGAACTGAGAAATGCTCGATTTATGAAATCGACATCGCCTTAGGGGCACAGGTTTTTCAGGGAACTGCGTTTCACGACGCGAAAAGGATCGCACAATGAGCCTTGACCATCTCCGACAGAAGCTCCGGGCACAGCGGACACGCCAGCAGATCGCCAGCCAGTTGGCAGATACGCCCGTCGGCAAGCTCGCTCGGGAAGTCGATCGCGTCGCTCGCACAAGGTCCGCAACCAGAGCAACTGCTGACCGACTGAGGCGGCAATTGGAGACTCTCACGCGAGGGGCCAGCCGGGAAGCCGTGGCAAAAACGGCTGTTGCTCGCCAGATCGAAGAGATTGAACGATACGCCCGTGGAGAGGGTGGAGTCTGGAATTACCTCAAGAAGAAGTTCGGACCGGTCGCCGACGCCATCAAAGGCATGCTCCAGCCGTCTGGCAAGCCACAGCACACTCAGGAGATGGAGAAGGCTGCGGAACTGCTCAACGCCCTGGGCATGGGCACTGAAGGGGCCAAGGGGCGGCGTGTATCGGTCGACTCTGCCGATCCCACAGTACGGGCTGATGCGGAGCGAGTTCTCAGGAGCCTGGGATTCGATGTGCAGCCAGCAGATCCGCAGCCGAATCCGTGGGCCGGTTCAAACCGGACAAGGCTCCCGCCGCGAAGTGATCGCATCACACCGGCAATGGCTCCCGATCCGACCGGCGGCATGGAACGCCGCATGCTCGGTGGGATGTATGTCTACTTCCGGGCCGATGATCCGATCATCACCGGCGAGATGATTCACGTCACCAGCTCGAACGTGCATTCCATCGGATTCATCTGGAACGAGCGACAACCGGAAGCCGGGATACTGAAGGTGCGGTATCTGGACACCGACGCCAGCGGCAAGAAATCGAGCCGCGGGGGACCGACCTACCAGTATTACGATGTGCATCCTCGCGTGTTCATCGAGTTCCAGAAGGCCAGTAGCAAGGGCAAGTTCGTATGGGATCGCCTGCGAGTCCGGGGAACCGTTTCAGGCCATCAGTACCGCTACGACCTCGCCCGCATCTCCAGCAGCCTCTACGTGCCACGCCAGGCGGTCAGGCGAGGTGACGAAGAATGGTACGTTCGGCGGACCGTGCAGACGGCAGGTGGGCAGACTTTGAAGAGCCAGCTACAGGACCGCATGGTTCGCAAGCTGACACCAAACGATGGACGCCCAAGGGACGGCAGGCCGCGAGATGGAAGACCTCGCGATGGGCGACCGAACAACGGAAGACCGGGAGGGTAAGGCAGCATGATTCAGGTGAAGCCAGCGAACACTCCAGATGAGGCATTTGCTGAGGCCCAGCGGATTCTCAAAGAGGCCGCAGTCGACACGGTCCACGGCAGCCTGACGATCGAGGTCCGACTGAAGGACGGGAAGCCAGTCCAGACGACGACGAACCTTGCGATTCAGGGGAGGCCGCAATGATGTACGGCAGAAGCGACAGACGGCATTTCGTCCACAATGAAGGCTATCAGGCCGATCGCGATACGCAGTGGACTCGCAACAGTGCGGCGGTCTTGAGGTTCATTGGCGGCGGTGAGGTCGAGTGCCATGTCCGGGGCAAGTGGGTGCCGATCACTGCCCTACGCGGCGAGCTTGAAAACAGCATGCGAGCGTTCCACCTGTACGAGTGCAGGCCGGTTGACGTTGCGTGAGGTCACCAGGGCGGTCACAATCACGCGAGGTAGAAAAGCTCACCGCAAATGCCTGACGACACACCCCTATCATCGAGCGGCGTGAACCCATTTAGGGCACCGCCTCAACACGTCTGCTGGTCATGTCAGATGGGACACTCAGGCCAGCCGGTATCGCTCACGCCTGACCTGCTGTTGCCAGTGTGTCGCACCTGCTGGCTGAAGATGAGCCAGTTCGAGCGGATCACCATCGCGATTCAGTTTCACGACCGCGACGATTCGAGTAAGCCGATACGGTTTCAGAGTGACAACTGAGGCAACTGACATTTGTGACAAAAAATACTATTGACATTGTTTTGAAGGGGCGATAATGTTACACGCATGAGGCCCGTTGAGGGACGGGCCGAGAAGTAAAATGCAACGCGACTCACGCGGGGCGAACACAGCGAGGAGATGAATGATGCAAAAGACGGAATATGAGTGGTGCGTCGAGATTCATTCAACAGACGCTGAAACTGGAGAAACGCTTGTTGAGAATCACGACTGGCGGGAATCGTTTCGAGAGTGCGTCGATTGCGTTTCTGGTCCGTGCTGCTTGAATGGCGCCACTGGCATTGACTTGCGATACGCCATCGTGCTGGTCAAGAGGTCGTACCGCTCTGCGGATGAGTGGGCCTACGTCGACATGAAATCGCTGACTCTTCCGGATCATTTCAGAGACTGCCTCGATGATGTCGAACTATCTCGTGTTCCGAAGCGTTTTCACGCCGAGATTGCCAAGGCGATGGCTAACACATAATCCCGGCCCGATGGCTTTTCGAGGGGAATGACGTGAGCGACAAATCACTACAGGACCGCCAAGCTGATGCGTTCAATCGACTGGCCGCGATCAACGAGACTTGGATCGTAATGCCTCTGTCGACGAGTGGAAAGAAAAGGAGCAATCATGCTGAGTGACGAAGCTGCGAAGGCGTTGGAACGGTGGCGTGTTCTGCACGAACAGCCGCGTCTGAATTCGAGAGAATGGTTGGAGTATTTTCAAGCATCGAAAGTGCTCTCCCCTGAGATTGCCCGCTTATACCCGCCCGGCTGGAACGAGCCGGTCACGGTCGAGGGTCTGGAAAAGTGCGGGTTCACCTTTGACAAGGAAATCGGTCATATCGCTCCTGGTGAAATGTTGTGGAGAACAGTTGAGACCTCTTGGCAAGAGTCAACATGGAGAGTTGGAGGTGCCTATGTTCTCAGGGAGATGCAACCACGCAACATGGGCGAGGTCTGGCAACTGATGGACCGGCTGGGAATCAAGCGAAAGGATGTGCAGAATGCCGAGTGAACTGCGAGTCGATCTGAATGGCACCCCGTACCGCGTCACGTCAGAGGATGTCGTAGCGATCTGGGCGAGACTGACCAATAAAGATCGGAGCGAGTTAGCGAAACAACTTGAACCCGCCCCACGTCGGGGTCGCCCATCTGGAGACGGAACATTCGACCTGAAGCGGGCCGAGAATCTCCGCAAGCAGGGCAAGACATACGCCGATATCGCCGCCGAACTGGGGTGCAGTTCGAGAACCGTTATCCGCAAGCTGAAGGCAGGCTGCTCGGTGTCACGTTGAAGGAGGAGAAACCCGATCAATCTTCCCAATCCGCCGCCTCTGGTTAGAATCACCCGCTGAACTGGCGGCAACGGAAGCACCGAGACCGCGAGACACCTGCAAGGGTCGTTTCGCGGTCTTTTTGCATTGAGAGGCGTCTCACATGATCGCGGCAATGGCTCCAAACGGTAGCGGAAGTGCTACCAAGGCTGGCGGAATCGAGTTTTTCCCGGTATCCCACGTCAGCACGTTCCAAGGTCTTTCGACCACGGCGGCCAGCACATACCGCGACTACGACGTGGCGATGCGTAACAGCCTTCCGCACGCTCGCATGATGCGGGAAGATTGCTCGGTGATGGAATGCCTGGAAGCCCGACAGCGGGCCGTGGCTCTGCTCAAGTGGCACATCCAGCCTGAGGACGATCAGAGCCAGGAGCAGAAAGACCTCGCGACCGAGATGAAACGGATACTGGAGAGGACGCCCCGGTTTATCGAGATGCGGCGTTCACTGCTGGAAGCCATCTGGTACGGCAAGTCTGGCGTCCAGGTTCACTTCAACCGAATCCTTGTCAACGGCTACATGCGGACGGCGATCTGTAAGCAGGACGGCAATCCAGACTCGATGGCATGGTCCCCAGTTCACGGGGACAAGATCGTGTTTCGCAATGACGACATTGCCCACCTGAAGCAAGGTCAGTATCCGTTCCAGATGGGAATCCGCATCGGTTCAAGCTGGGCCGGTAACCGACTGCCGAACGGGTACGAACCTGAGGCGATTCGGACCGCTTTCCGGGGTGAGACTGTAGACCGCGGCATGGCCTACTTCCTGAGGCCAGACGATCGGCAGCGGTTTATTGTTCACAAGCACATGATTGAGGACGGGGCCTACGAAGACCTGTTGTCGGCTGGCTCGATTCACGGGGTAGGCGTCCGGTCCCGCATCTATTGGGACTGGCTCCAGAAACAAGAGATTCAGGCGATGCTCATCGCCTACATCGAGCGGACGCATGGCGGTATCGAAATCTACCGCTACCCGATGGGCAACCCGGAGGCTGAGAAGGAAGCCCGTAAGGCCATCAACGGGCGAGTACCTGGACGAGCCGCCCTGCTGGTCCCGGTCCCGATGGGTGAAGATGCGTTCCAGTATGGCGTCGAACTGGTCGAGCCTGGCATGGCCGGCGTGTCTGTCCTGCAAGACCTGCTGGGAAGTTTCTTCGGACATCGCATCAAGCGGTACATCCTGGGGCAGACTCTTTCGACGGAAGCCGATGCGACCGGACTTGGCTCGGGAGTGGCGGACCTGCACCTTGAATCGTTTCTCCAGATCGTCGAGTACGACGCCACAAACCTGGAAGAGACGATCACTGATGAGATGCTGAAGCGGCTTCAGCACAACAACTTCCCCAGCTCGAAGGGCATTCACCTCCAGTTCAAGATCGACACTCAGGACGCGGACACGCAGAAGAAGCTGGAAGCCCTGCATATGGCTTGGCAGATGAACGCGAACATCCCGGAGCGGGAAGTGTTCGACGCCATTGGCATCAGTCCGGCGACAGAGAACGATCGAGTTCTACCGGGTCCATCTGCTGGGGGAGGTAGAGCAGCAGGTCCGGGCCAGAACCCATTTCAGCAGTCCGAAGCCTCACACGGGGCCGCTGTGAGCGTTCCGGAGCAGATTGGAGGCGACCAGCAGCCAGAGCAGTTTGAGGCCGATGGAGAGCCGGAGCGGTACGGATACGCCAGCCGGGAGCCTGACCTGCGTTCGGCCATTGCCAAGGCGGCCGCTGAGACCGATACGGAGCCGTCCGAAGCCCAGCGGATCACTGGCAACTACCGCAAGGGGCAATTCCACTGGAACGGATGGACCATCGCCATTGAGAACCCGGAAGGGTCGATTCGCCGGGGCCGCAACTCGCTCGGGGTGGAGTGGTCCCACAAGATGCCTGTTCACTACGGGTACATCCGGCGGACCGAATCGGCAGCCGATGGGGATCATGTCGACGTGTTCGTGGGGCCTGATCCGGAAAGCCCTGCGGTCTTTGTCATCGACCAGCAGAAGCCCAATGGCCGGTTTGACGAACACAAGGTCATGATCGGCTTTCTGAGCGAAAAGGACGCCATTGACGCCTACAAGGCAAGCTACTCATCCGACTGGCAGGGCCTGCGATGCGTGACGGCAATGACGGTCGAGCAGTTCGGCAACTGGCTGAATGACGGCGACACAGGCAGCCCAATCGAAGGGCAGGTAAGCAAGTACAGCCAAAAGGAATTCGACTGGAATGAGTCAGAGCATCCAAGGAACAGCCTGGGGGAGTTCGTCGAGAAGAAAGCTAAGCCCCCCCGGCCTGGATATGTGGCCATGCGTCAGGCCAAAGCTGGCGGGGAAACCTCAGAGGTCACCGGCAAGTTCTACAAGGGCGGGCACTGGATGCCGGTTCACGGCTTGCATTCAGGGAAAGAGAAGCCTGAATCCGAGCAAGGGGAATTGAAATCTCAGTCGCCTGTCGCCAATGAAAACGCCAGACCGCCGATGTCTCGCCAGTTAAGCCCAGAGCAAATTGCGGAACAGTCGGAACGCCAAGAGACAGCCGAAAGGTGGAAGCAGATTCACGCTGGCCCGCTTGGTCATGTTCTTTCACTGGGAGATAAACCTCACCGAATCAAATTTGGTCATGGTGTGTTACAGCGATACGTCGACACAGCCAGAGCGATGGACAACCCCAACGAGAAGTTCAAGCAGGTCGCGGACGTTGCCAGGGCTATCGTCAAAGAGCATTTGCCCGGCAGTGACGATGACTACGAATACTTGGAAAGCTCGATCGTCCAAAATGCCAACGATGATGTTGGGTATTCGCCGATCACAACCCGCAAGTTTCTGAAAGACAATCCGAACGTGCTGATCGCACGCCGCTGGATCGAAGAGGCACTGGAGCAGAACCAGTCGATCGACACTCTTGCTCGCATCAACGACGCATTCTCAGCGTAGCGGCATCATCACCTGAACCGTCAAGCATTACTTGACAGTTGCCACCAACAACCCAAGGCACACCGCCATGTCACTCGCAACCGCAGTCGCCAACCGCATCCGTCAGGCCCTGAGCGATCCGGAGAAGTACAGCCGATGGGTCACCGTTGGCGGCCATGCCGAAGGCGGTAAGCAGCATGTCGGCGGTACGCCAATGAAGATCGGCGATGGGGGGACTGTGGAGGCTGGTCCCAGTGCATTGAAAGGCCAGAAGATCGGCGGCGTGGAATCACATGCCGAGAAGCCGCACGCGAACAGCAAGGCCCCGTGGCATCAAACGGCTGATGAGTTTGCAAAGTCAGGGGCTAAGGCATTTCGGACATCTCAGGGCAGCCTGTACGTCCACAACAACGGCCAGACGATTCGAGTCAAAACTCCTCACATGGGGCATGATGCGAAAGACGTCGGACTGAAACAGGGAAGCGTGCAAACCCATTTCGTCGATCCTGCAGACGCCCAGAAGGTCGGAATGTGGAACACTCTCAACGCCAGCGGGAAGAGGATCATTGTTAAAGACGGCCACATGCTGTTGACGAGCATCAATCCACAAACTGGACAGCGTGGGCTGGACGAGCGAATTGCGATCCGCTCGCACGAACCGCAGGTCGGGCTGGCACCGGTTGAGATGTTGTCTAAGTCATCCCAGGGTGATGGATGGTACAGTGGCAATCATCCGGGAAATGCCATTACCGAAATGGTCGATCCAAAGGAAGCCCACGGGCACCTTGTAAAAGCCGCCAAGGCTTCCGGGAAAAGCGTACTTGTCCAGAAGATTGCCGATGCGATTCAATCAAGGATGATTCCACACACAACGCCGCAGGGAAACATCGACTTCAAAGATCACTACGCCCGGCGGCACAAGTCAGCCGAAGGGCAGCAGGAGTTCCGCTGGATCACCATCGGCGGTGACAGTGACGGAAAAGAGCATCACATCGGGGGAACCCACGTTCGCATTCGGTCGAAAACCGGCGAGATTGTCGCCGGGCCGGACACATTGACCGGCAAGAAAGTGAGCGAGCTGGGCAAGAAGCCTGACCATTCTGCCGATGCCGGGAAAAAGGTCAGTGAGAAGGACTCCAAGCCCAAAAGGCCGTCAGGGTATTTCAAAGGGGACCGCATCGAGTACACCGGCAAGATGGTTGATGGCTTCCACGAGTTCGAGTACATGGAAGGCCACAAGAAGGGGCAACTGGGAGTGACTGGCACTGCCCCCGATGGGACCAATCCCAATGACGGCAGGTCGGCAAGGGAGTGGAAAAAGCAGCAGGAAGAGTTCCGCAGGTTACGTGATAAGCCAGAACCTGAATCAACCGGGCAAGAATCAGAGCCGAAAGCGGAAGACTCGGATGCTAATTCCAAGTCAACGAACCGACATGGCCAGATTCTCGATCACCTGAAGACCGGCAAACACACAAGCCTGTCTGAGTTGCGGGACGCCATTGGAGGTGACGGACTGGAGCAAGACCTGCAATCACTGGCGGATGATGACCGAATCAGCATGCACAAGCCGCGATCTGGCGAACCTGGATTGTGGATGACACCCGAGCAGGTCAAGCGGCACGAAGAAAATCCACCTGAAGCATCTGACGACGATTCCGGGGAAACAGAGGCTCCAACGGCCAGCGTTCCCAGAGAGTCACGGCCAGCATTGGACGACAGCAATGAAGGCGATCCGATTCCGGCAAACACTAACGAACCTCGCCAAGCGGCGGATCGACTTTTTGACGCTGAGCATGACAGCGAGTATGCGTTCGCTCGCAAGTCAGCGGTCCCAAACTTCGGACAGGATGTTCTCGGATCGGCCCGGCACAAGCGAAACGCATGGCGAGGTCTGGCCGACGCTGAGGCAAACGGCACCGCAGTTCAACAGGTCACCAGAGACAACCTGCTCAAGAACGAGCCGCACAACCTGATGGTGACAGCGGACAAAAATCCGCTCACGTCGCTCGCTATGTTCCACGCTTTGAAACTGTTTCCGCCTAAGCCGCCCAAGCAGACGGTAGAAGACCGTCAGCAGTACGTTGCCGAGTATCAGAACCTCAAGGCGACCGTAGAAGGTCTCGCAAAGTCAGAGATTGATCCGAATCGGGCCGTTCGTTCTGTCTTGGATCATGTTCGCAATACGATCCAAAAACTGCGAGACACTCACGGGAGGGGAAACGCCCTTGCCAATGCGATGTGCGGCATGCAGAACCCGCTATGGAAAAGCCGGGGGCGAACAGTCACCGGAAAGATGGAGGAGTTCGCCAAGGCATTGAAGGATCGATACGGGAGCATTCCGCAATCGAGCACAGCTGAAGCGAAGGAGTTCATGGGCAAGATCGCGAAGCACGCTCAGGACATTATCGAAGGTGTCAGCCTGCCTGAATCGTTTGGGCGATCTGAGGCGAAAGGCAAATCGAAGTGGTCACCTGCTGATCGATATGTTGGCAAGCCGAAACGAGTGGGCGGAAAGGACGTGGGAGCAGTTGCGTCTTCGGGAGTGGCTGCATCTAAGCATCTTGTCGATGCGTTTAAAATGAAGGCCGTTCAGTGGGGAAACAGCGTCACCGACAAAGAGCGAGAGCATCACGGTCGGCACGCGGTCGAAGCGTTTACCGATCTGGCCGACGTGTTGGGGATGAAGCCGGAAGATGTCAGTTTGAATGGAGCAGTTGCACTGGCAATTGGATCGCGAGGGGTGGGGGGGTCATCAGCGACGTATCATCCTGTATATCAGGTTATCAACCTGAATCGATCCGGTGGAGTGGGGGCACTGGCTCACGAGTGGGGGCATGCCTTCGATCACTCTTTGACAGAATTCGGAACATCCAATGACGGAGAGAAAATAGATGCCAGCTACGCCAGCGAGACCCTCTCACGAAGAGATGCCATCCGAGAACACTCTGCCAGCGGATGGGTGAAATCACCAGCAGGGGAGGCGGCCAGGGCACGGTTTGACAAAGCCTATCCACCGCTGAGCGATTCCGAGAAAGAATACGCCAAGGCGTTCAAGTCTCTCGACGAAGCGATGGAGTCGAGCGGGTTCAACACCCGTCTATCGACCGAACTCCGGAAGCTGGTCGATGACGGTGCGATGACTCACGACAAGGCCAACAAATATTGGAAATCGACCCGAGAGAAGTTCGCTCGCTGCTTTGAGCGTTACGTTCAGAGGAAACTACACAAAGCGGATCGCGAGAATACCTACTTGACCGGTCTGTCCGATGGGGGCAGCTTATGGCCGACTGACGCCGAAGCGGATGCTTTGGAACCACACTTTGAAAAGCTGTTCGCCGCCCACCGCAAGGCCAAGTACGGCAGCGAGGAGCCGCAACGGTTTGCACGCGAAGAACTGGCCGAGTATTACGCCAAGCAGCTTGGCTTCAACTTCGACGAGGCCAAGCATCCACGGGACGAGGGGGGCCGGTTCTCGACATCCGAAGCAAAGAGCGGAGATGGATCAACTGCCAAGTCGAAGAGGCCAGAGCCATCTGCCGCCCACAAAGCGGTCGCATCTCGATTTGGAATTCCTCCCGAAGCTGTTCAGGACATTGCATCAACGGACGTGAAGGAACTTCAACGCAGAGATCAATACACGCCGCCCAACTATGCCGGTGATTCTCCAGTGACCGACTTCGAGGATCATCCGCTTGGAACGGCACGCATTATGTCATATGGAGACCCAGACAATGCCTATGTCGACTTCATGCACGAGTTCGACCCGAACGACCTGACTCCGACTGAACACGAAGATGGAGTCAAGCAACGGGACAAGTCCTACCCGAAGTATGTCGAGTGGGCGAAAGCAGGTCACAAGCCGCCGCCGATTTCGGCAGCCGTTTCCGAAAAGACTGGCAAATATCTTTCAATGAACCGCCGTCGCGTTTTGGCAGCCCAGGATGCTGGGGTTAAGTCTATAAAAGGATGGCTTGGAGTGAACAACAAAGAGACAGGGAACCCCTTGAAGTACGGCGACGTGATGCGGGCACTCAAGGAGCATGAACAGAAGTCCGCGAACACGGAGCCTGCACAGGCAAAGCCAGCCAAACCTCCTGGAGTCGCAGGCATGCAGCAGGGGCTATTCGGTCAAGAAACCAGCGGCCAGAAGTCGCTGTTCAACGTCGTGAAGCCCGGCGGCAAGAAACTCGCTCCAGTGGTTGCCGAAAAGATCAAGGGTAAGCTGGGCGAACTGCTGGCCAAAAAGGATACAGTCAGCCCGGCAGACCTTGGTACGGTCGTTCAGTCCGAATCTCTGCCCGGTCAAAAATCAATGTTTGGCATGGGCGAACCAGACCATTACGAAAAGCGATGGATCACACTGGGTAAGGACTGGCAAGAGCATCGCACACGAGTGCAGATCGACGATGACGGTCGAATCACCGCAGGTCCGGCAGCATTGAAGGGCGACAACATCGCCAGCCTGGGGGACAAATCGAAGTCAGCCGAACGGCGAGCCAAGGCCGATCACGCGAAGGCCAGCGGCAAGACCGGGCGAGATGTATCTACCAAGCAGGCGGTTGCACTCGGATTGTCAAATCGCATGCTTCAGCATCAGCACGCGAGCAAGTTCGCCAAGCTGGCCGGTGTCTCGACCGCGGATGTTCTCAAGCTGATGCCAGAAGCTCGCGACTTCATCAACCAGCAGAACGAACTACGCGAGCGAGCCAAAGACCGGGCACGCAAGCTGACCGGTTTGAATGCCGGTGTGCTGTCGCAGATCGAGAACGCCCATCGAGATTACTCAACAGTGCCGGGCTTTGATGAAGCTGCAAACGCAGTCGCAATGGAGCATCCGGAACTGGGACTTGACCCCGACGATTCAGATACTCCAGCCGCGATCTGGGAGTTGATTCGCGAAGGGAAAGAGGATGCCCCGACGCTGCACTCACCGGAGGTCGCCAAGCTGGCCGCCGACTGGCTGAAGGCTTCCAAGTCTGGCAAGAAGGTGACTCCCAAAGAGGAGTTTGATGACTCAGTTCCGTTCTCAATGAGCGAAGATGAGTTTTCAAAAACTCGCATGAATGGATCAAAGTAGCGTTGACGCTACACGCAAGTCTCGGTAAAGATTTCGCCTGACGCGGGAGAAATCCCAGCCGATGCGGCAAGAGAAGCACTCAGACCGCTGTGACCCTTAACCGGGGTTGCAGCGGTCTTTTTTCGTTTGTGGACCTCGCAAATGACGACCGCCAACGCGATCCCTCAGCCACTTCCCGGAGAAATCCAGGTCGACTACTACAGCCGCGTTTTTTCGCTGCTGGATGGTGAGACCGACGAGAAGAACGCCGCGATCTTGGCGGCATGGGATCAGAGTGAGGAAGCCCGAAAGCTCGATGGCATCGCCGCAAAGAAGTTTCCGGTCGAGAAGTTCAGCCGCGGTTCGATGGTCCCGGTGTTTACCGAACACACGACAGTCCGACGCACGGTTGACGCCAACGGGAACCAGATCGAAGAGCCGGTAGTCTGGGACCGCGATCGTCTGGCGGCCATGTGCTACCAGATGAACCATCGCATTCGGGACACCGGATCGTTCTCGCCAATCACTGAAGGCCACACGCCTGACAAATTCGCCCGTGATAAAGGCTGCCCACAACCGGCAGTGTTGGGATATCAGGGCAAGTTCCGCATGGGACTGATCGGCAATATCGACCCCAAGTGGACGATCTTCTGTGACGAGTACCGGCACGCCGAAGATGCCGAGAAGTTTCAGAAGCTGACTCGCCGGTCCCCGGAAGTCTGGACGGCAGCCGAGAAGCCTTTCTTCGATCCCTGTGCCGCCTTGGGGGCAGAAACTCCTCGCTTGGACATGGGCACATCGCTGGCCTACTCCCGCGAAGGGTACTGGCAGTCAATCGGCGATGACGGGGCCGAAGTCGACAAGTATTCGATGGGCGTGGCGACGTTTCCCGGGCCGGGAAATGTCTCGATGCCGGAACACGTCAAGGTCAAGGACAACTACGAAGCTGGTCAGGATCCGGACGGCGATGAGGCCGGTGATGATGTGAACCAGATTATCGAAGCGGTGATGAATGCCCTCCAGCCCGTCATTGAGCAGTTCCAGATTCTCCAGCCGATGATTCCGACCCTGCAAAAGCTGGCAGTCGGTGCGGAACTTCCCGAGAAGCCAGACAACGCCGGGGCGGCACCTCCTGCTGGAACTGCTGCCCCAGCCGCAGAGGGGGACAAGGTCGCTGCCCCAGCCGCCCCGGTTCAGAAGCCAGCGGAGCCGAATCCCCAGCCACACGTCGCCGGTCATCAGCCACCGCCCGTAGCTCCCGAAGCCAAACCGCAGGTTCAGCCGCAAGAACTTGCCGACGATGACAAGGCGATGATGGTCAAGTACATGGCCGGGCAGTGTTCCGAAATGGACCTGCGGGCACACCGGGACAAGAAGAAGCCCGCACCTACACCGGTCGCCCAGCAGTCCGCTGCCGCCTCGCCTTACTCGCGTCTGTCGGCTGAAGAACAGCAAGCCCGGTACGAGAAGCTCAATGCCATGCGGGACAAGGGCTACGAGTTCGACGTGGAACCGGAACTGCGATTGACGGCCAACTACAGCCGTGAGCAGTTCGACAACCACGTGAACATCGCCATGACGCGGTACTCACGCCTACCGATCGGCGGTCGCAACTTCCCGACCTTGGAAAGCGACCCATTGGACAGCCCCAAGTCGCTCGATCAGGTCACTGCCGAAGATCGCGATGCGGTCACCCGGTACGCACTCGCTCACAACATTGACAACTTCGCGGCGGCGTTCGCTGCCATGAAGGAAGACGCCAGCCGAACAGCAGCAACCGTTCGGTAATTCGATCCGAAACATCCACCTCACTTTTGGAGTGAACCATGAACTTTCAGGCTTCCGGATCGATCGTGCGATGCCGGTTCGTCAAGCAGTCAGCGGCTGGCACTGTCGCCCAGCAGTCTACCGCCGGAGCGTTCTGTGTTGGCATCTCCGGAGATGCTGGCAACAGCTCACCGATTCCTCTGAACACGACCGACCCGCCGTATGCCGCCGTCTCTGGACAGCAGTGCAACGTCATCGGATTCCACGATGGCAGCAACTTCCCAGTCTTGGAGATCGGCACTGGCGGATGTTCTGCCGGTGACCGCCTGGCATCTGACGCCAATGGCAAGGGAGTCGTGACCACGACTAACGGTCACTGGCTGCATGCCGTTGCTGAAGAAGCCGCATCGGCTGGCGAACTGTGCAAGGTTCGCTGGATCGAAGCGATTCTCTACGCGGCGTAGTAGTAACACTTCCGCTACCCGTTCACTTCAATTTCGACAGTCAACATCTGACCGCTACGGTCACCAGAAAGGAAAGACAGCATGTCTTCTGGAATCGCAACTTTTCCGGGACCGTACAACGTCAGCGTTCCGGACCATGAGGCAACGGGAAATCTGGTCATTTCGTACAGTCGAAATGAGAAGGACTTCCCGCTCAACAAGTACGCCAAGCTGATCCCCGTTTCGAAGGTCCAGGGCCTGTACCTGAAGATCACGAACGAGGAAGCCGGACGCCTGATGCAGGACGGGGAAACTGACTGGCCAGCCGGAGCACCTCGTCCTTCCGGACTGGGAACGACCGAAAGTCATGCCTACTTCGACTACCGGATCAACCGGAAGGCGTTCACGGTTCCTCTGGATGACATCACGGTTGCCGAGGCGACTTGGGACATCATGCAGACCCATGTTCGCATCAAGGCTCAGGCTGCAATGACTCGCCGGACGAAGCAGGCTGTGACAGCTCTGACCACTTCAGGCAATTACGACAGCTCGCACGTGTCGACGATCGCCGCCATCTGTGGAAGCGGTGAGACGTGGGCGGGATCGACAGGGACAACCTTGAACATCAAGAAGTCGATCGACTACGCGATGAACAAGATTGAGCAGGACAGTCTGTCAGCCGTGAAGCTGGAGGACATGGTTCTGGTCTTGAACCCGTCGCTGGCAGCCGCCATGTCGATCACGGGCGAGCTGCGGGACTACCTGAAGAGCAGCGTTTACTCCGGTCAGGTTGTCAAGGGCGATTGGGCCGGTCCCAGCTCCCGTGGTCTTCCCACGCAGCTCTATGGTGTCAATGTGGTTGTCGAGAACACTTCTCAGACCACAAGCCGCCGCGGTGCAACTGCCGCCAAGTCGTATCTGATGGGCAACGCGGTCGCTGCTCTGGTTGCCCGCCCTGGCTCGCTGCAAGGCTTCGAGGGTCCGCAGTTCTCGACCCTGTCAATGTTCGTCCACAAAGAGATGGACATGCTCGTCGAGAAGATCCCGAACGTACGCGACAAGCTGACCGAAGTGTCGATCGTCGACGGTACGGATTCGCAGATCACGGCACCGGTCACGGGCTTCCTGTTCACCAGCTGTCAGTAATCGGCGGCTGGGTTGCGGGCCAATCGTTTCGTATCGCGTAGGGAGTCGGTTCCGTGTCGTTACAACAAAACGTCGCCTGTACAGTCACTGTGAAGCTGGATACCGGTTCGTCAAACGCCCTGGAAACATGGTGTGAGTCGATCGACGGGATCAGCATTCGCGAGCAGCTGTTCAAGGAACCGATTCACTCCGACTCGAACGGCGGAACGGCGGGGCCTCCTGTGGACGTACTGCTCCATGGCGAGGTCCACACCATCACGTTCCAGTCGGTGCGGTTTGATCCTGCGGTCGACGCCAAGCTCCAGTACGCATACGGTGCCACTGCAGGCAATGCGACTGCGAACTGTGTTCTTGCATTTGCAGACAGCAAGACCTACCGGGTTCTGCTGACCGGGACGAACTTCACTCGGAACTATCTCCGGGTGATGGTGGAAGATAAGGAACTTGGCCGGATCGGCTCACACGCGAGCGTCCGCCAGATCACTTTGACCTGTTACGCGAATGCCAGCGGCGTTCTGTGGAACACGACGACAAGCTGAGGCTGATTCTCATGGGGCTTTCTGTGCTGAACTGGTTGAGGGACCGGTTCGCATCTGACCGAGCGATCTTCTCATATTGGGACGGTTCGCGGACGTGGTTCGGTCGGAAGCGGATACGGCGGATTGATCCATTCGCGGCGTATCTGACGCTGTTCAACTTTCCGGACTTCAAGCTGTCCGACTTGGAAGGTCTCGGAGCCGAGGTCGACGGCGAGACATCGCTGAAGTGGCGACTTGAAACGATTGCCAAGGTCGCGGGCTGCTCCCGCAGCGTGTTTGGCATAAAACCGCTCTCCGGGGGAGGTCTGACCAACGAAGAAGCATGCCGGTTGCTGCTGTCGTTTGTCGAGTGGATGGGATCAGTAAAAAAAAATGGCGGGCCGCCGCAGAACTTGCCGCCATCTGCGGAACCGACCCCGGAAGCCACGAAGGAAGATTTGGTGTCTGGCTCAACCGGCAGCACATCGGAGCCTGGCACGCCTTCTGGCAAGCCACTGGATACCGCTGGGGACGAACCGGAAAGGTCAGTCTCGATGGCTGGCTGACGGTGGCTTCAACGCAGTTTGAGGCCGAGCTGACCGCACTGAAACAGGGAGCCTGAACCATGTGGGAATTCTTCGAGCAGTTGCTATCGCAGCTTCCCTCGCGGGATTTCGTTCAGACTTCCGTAACCGGGGCGATTGACAGGGCCATTCAGTCATTCAAGGCTGTCATCAAAGGTGATGGACGGCAGCAGATTGAAAACCCACTGCGGACCGCTCGAACGGAACAGGCTGAATCCGATCCGACTCAACAGAAGATTGACGAGTCGCGAGCGAAGCTGGATCGCATGCGGGACATGCTGGCCGGTCTGAAGACTTCCAGCGAAGCGGATGACCGGAAGGATCCCGCCGACTCTTCTCCGAAGCATGTGATTGTCGACAACATCGGAGACGCGAATCATGAGACGGAAACGCCGGCTGCTCCTGAGGCCAAGACTGGCGTCATTCAGGCCATCTTCGACAAGCTGAATTCTGCCCAGTCTCCCGAGTGGCACGGCAAGAGCGAAGCTGAAAAGAAAGCAGCGTACGAGCAGCGGTTCGGTCCGGAAAAGATGGTCGAGTTCGTTGACCAGTTTCCCAAGGAGCAGCAGGCAGAAGCAAAACGTGCCTGGTGGCGAAAGACGATCAACCGCCGATTGTCGGACTCGTTTGTAGATGGCCGAAGGAAAGACAAATCGAAGTCTACCGCTCTGACGGCCGTTAGAGTGGCACAGACCATGAACCGCATGCAGCGGGCTGGTCGAGCAATGCAGATGTGGGGTGGTCGATTCTCGGCAATGGGCGGCCGTATTCCGGGGATGATCGGCAGAGGTCTTGGACGGGCCGGGATTGCACTGGAGGGCCTTGGCGGGGCCGGGGCACTGGCCGGACTTGGAACTGTCGGTGTGACGATCGGAGCATTTGCGGCTGGCCTCGCGGCTGCTGTTGGTGCCGTAGTCGGCTTCGTCAAAGGCACGAAAGCTGCCGGTGAAAGTCTGCTGGAGCAGCAACGCCGGTACGCCTCAATGTCGATGGGGCAGGCTCAGGCAATGGGCATGACCACGCTGAACCAGCTTCAGAACGACATGAAGACCGCTCGGGGCACTGAGGCATGGACTTTGGAACTGGCAAAGGAGATGGGCGAGTTCCGGGATGCTCTTCAGCCGCTGGATCAGTTGGTAACGAATCTCGAGCTGGCTGTTGTCTCCAAGCTGGTTGACGTGGCAACGCTGCTGGTCAACGGGATGAAGTCACTGGGACAGCCAATCGAGATGCTGTCGGAGCAGATGGTACGCCTCATAGTGAAGATGCAAGGCGGCAATGAGCAAATGCAAGACGCTGCTGCGATGGGTTTGAGAATGGCAATCGAAGCCAACCTGAACCCGCCAATCGGTCCCACGCCGATGGACCAGCTACTTCGCAATCTGCGGGACGCGGCTCCCGCTCCTGGCCGTCCTCCACTTCCCCCAATTCGTTGAGGCTGACATGCAACAGAGCATCATCGACTGGGGCAGTGTTCGCTTGTGGAACGTCCAGCTTCAACTGTCGCAAGATCAGGTGTACGACCAGACCGACACGAACCCCAGCTACACGCGGTTTACGATCGTCGCCTCTGGACTGGTTCGCGAGTGGGAACACAGCTACGACACTCCGAAAGGTGTTTACTCGGGCAAGGTGACTTACGGGGTAGATATATCCGATCCACCAACGGCGAATGACACCCTGCCATCAACTCTGACCGAGAACATGGAAGATTGGCGGGACCGTGTAGGCCACCGACAACGCCTGGCCGTGCGGATCGGTTGCGACTCGACGGGCGACAATGGGCAGTTTCTGCTCTGGGCACAGCCTTATCAGGATGGCACGACCGAGCTGTGGACGGCAGAAGGATCCGCATCGACTAAATGCTGGTACGACTGCAATGCCGGACCGAAATGCCGGTCGTTTCACGTTGAGCGAATTTACGCCGGTCACGCTGCTCGAGTAGTCGCCACATTTGAGGTCTGTATCCCGTGGTGTCAGGACTACGGCGGTACGCTGCGAAAGATTCTCGAACATACGTGGTCAGTCGCCGATTCGATCGACAACAACAGCTACACGACTCGCCGATACAGCGGTCGCGTGAAGGTGGCGAATCCGTACGTTGACCCAAATCTTCTGAGGTCGATCGTGGTACCGCCGTTAGCTGCTGGCATGCGGCGAAGCTCGATGGACTTCCAAGTGGAGGCTGACGGTCGAACATTGGCATATACGATCCTGGACAAAGAGGTGGCCTACTCGGCTCCACTTCCAGCCAGTTCGATGTCTATTCAGGCCACCGAGTCGATCAGTTTGGGGCGTCCCGTGCTGCACACCGCATTGAGTGTGAGGCTGGAGGGGGATCGCAATGTCTCCAAGAAAGCGTTGGCAGCTCTGGCTGTCGCCATCGCCGAGGAGCGGATTGTCGGACTGTCGGTCGCAAACAATGCTGCGGATAAGACAGTTCTGGTGGAAGACCTGTCCTTAACGGAGTTCACGAGTCAGGACAACCCGGTTTCCATTGAACTGCGATTGTCGGTCCAACATCTCAGAAATGACGGGGCGGCATTCAACGGGGCTAATGGGGCATTCGGAAAGGATATTCTCGGAGCGGCGTTTCCGGTCGCGGGATACGACGCCAACGTCAGCGATGACCCCGGCACTGAGGGGCCGATATCACTGCTCGGTGCGATGCGGTCTCAGCTGATGTCAGTGTGTGTCGGACTACCTGCTATCAAGGACGGCAGCTACTCCAGCGGCGATGACATTGAGGGGGCGATATCGGACCCAGCCAGTCCGCCAACAGTAACCGCCAGAACGGTTCCCACGGGATCAACAACGAAGCCAAGTTGGGTGTCCGTGCAGTTTGCGACGGCGATCTACACGCAATATCAGGTCGATTCGATCTATGACACCAGCTACCAACGGTCACAGCTTCCAATTGCCGGCTTGGCTTCCAGCTACACGGCTGGCGATGCGACATGCTCAGTGGTCGGGCTGGGATACCCGATGACGACTCGCACGATTCGGATTGAAGCCACACGCCACGGCGATCCACCGCTTTTGCAAGAACCAAAAGACACCTGGACTACTGGCAGCGGTTCCACGGCGATGACGTTTACAAGGCTTCGGACAAAGGTCGCCCCCACGACTCCCGTAAAGTCGGCAGTCGGTCAAAACGTCTGGACTGTTCGGGCAGAGTACGTCTATGCCTGCTCACGCAACCCGCTCAACAGTGAAGCCCTGGCGGTCGGTCTTGATCCAACGTGGACGGGATCGGTTCCCACTCTGCCGTCTGGCACGCTCGACACCTTTGACGAGACCTCCACCATGTCTTAAATCGCCGCGGCCCCTGCGGCGGGCCGGGTTGTAGCTTCCCTCAAGTTCCCCGGCTTTTTCTCACACCTGACGAGTTCCTACGATGCCCGGAAACGGTTTCACAGCGACGGCAATCTCTGCAACGCAGGAAGATATCCTGTCGGGGATGGCGGACCTGCTTCGGGCTGAGTTCAGCGAATGGGACACGACTGCCATCTACTGGACTGACAATCCGAAACCTGAGGTCAGCCAAAACCTTGACCTCTTCATCCAGCTCACCCCTGGCGGCGGATCGTTCAATCAGGGCATTCTGCAAGGCGGTCCGCGGGCCGAGGAAACTTCGCTGGTCGGAGTGACGATCTGGCGGCGGTCCGTAATTGATGACGCTGGACGTGCTCAAGATTCGCTGTTCAACACCTCCGAGGGTCTTCTCAAAATCAAGCGGCGTGTCCTCAAAGCCTTGACCGGCAAGATGCTGGTTGATGGCTCTGGCAACCAGATTGCGACTGGAACGATCACACCGCAGCAGGCACTGGAGCCAGACACCGGGGCGACTGATCCGCCATTGGATCGACTCGCTATGTACTTCCAAGTTCCATTCGACTGGGATCTATCATGATCGAACCGAAGATGCGAAGAGACTTTCAGGCAGGCGGCGGGTTTGCTGTCTACGTTGCCGACGAGACGGTCAACACCTCAACGACTGACCCAACTGCAGGAGCGCCGGCCGAAACCGCGAAACCACCTGCGACTGATGATGACGAGACTGTTCCACCGGAAGGCGACTGCGAAGGCTGTACCAAGCGATGATTGAGTTTGCCGGTGTCAATCCGCTGATCCCAACCCCGGAACTTGAGCAGTGGGTAAACGCTCATCTGCCGCTGGGTCTGGCTCAATATTTCACCCCTGCCGGTGGAGGGGCGGAACTGAGCGGTACGGCTCCGGCGATCACTCGCAACACATGGGGTGAATCGTTTCAGCCAAAGGTGAATTGCCTGTACTGGCCAACGGGAGCCAGCCGCTGGGCCTGCATGCTGTTGCTGGTTGACAGCGACATGGTCGATACGATCATCTCGGCCACTTCCGAGGCGGTATCGCTCAACTACAAAGCCGTAGCGGCACAATTGAAGATTGCCGACAGTAGGTTTAACGGGACAATCGCAGATGACGCCTGGACACTCGACTCCGATGATCGGTATGTCGGACTGTCGACTCAGATGTATGCCCTGACGCCGCATCCGGTGGCTGACCATGGGACCAGCGACAAGAAGCTCTATGTCTTGCCGATCGTGGACGCCCGGTACTGGTGGCAGTGGGTGAATATCGGGGACGGAATCGCCGATCCGCCTCACACGTGGTCGGTTATCCTGGACCATCTTAACGGACGATTTGGACCAGTCGGTACGGTCACGTTGGACACCAGCGACACGGTTCCGGCAGGTTACGGAACCACGTTCGACCTGTGGACGGATGACCGAAAGTACGCTCCGATCGGTCTGACGCTCGATAGCTTGGCTCGCATGATCGGCATGCGATTCGTGCGGAACATCGACGGCAGCACGATTCTGAACCGCTACCCGGACGCCGGAGAAATCTGGGATGGAAACGTGGTCACGGCATCGCGAACCACGGTATACGGTCAGTGGGATTTGATGGCCGGCGGAGAGTTCTCGAAACGCGGCACGGCGACGATCCCCCAGAAGGTGCGAGTCGTCGATAACCGCAGTGTCGACCTGACTGTCAATTCGATCGATGTCGGTGCCACATACTACGTCGAGAACACAGAAGCAACGATCTTTGCCGCTGTTCCCAGTGGAGTGACTGCCAGCGACTTCAAGACTGCCGTTGCAAATGACTGGATTGGATGGCGAAGAACAAAGAAAGGCGACCTGGCGTACTGCGGAGTTAAGGCATGGGACTTCACCGGGTATGAAGATGTCGCGATATTCGAGCATCGAGCGGACCAGCTATCGACTCGTATTATCACTTTGCCGGAGAATCTCGGGATCTACTCTCTGGGCGGCGGCTCAGCCACTAAATGCGTTTCGACGATCGACTTCCGGTTTCTCAATTTCCCGGCCAGCGGCAACGGCAAGATTGACTTGACTTACAACTCTGTGACCGAAGAAATCACATTCAATGTGTCCAGCGATCTCGACACGGATGTGAAGACCGCGATTGACGCTCACAGCGAGTTTGTCGCCGCGTCCAAGGAATGCACCATTGCAGGCGGGACTGGTCGCATGAACGGCGGCAACGTGCTTATCTCGCTGCCGGACGGGGCAACTGCCGATTGGAAGTCTCAGAGCCTTGTGCGATCGGCGTTCGCTCCATACCCGCAGTTTGTCGCCTGGGAAACGGGGCCGTGCGGATGACAAGGCAATTCTGCAAACCTCACTGTCTGCCCCAGATAAACACCGTCCTGGAATGCCAGAGCAGCGATACGAAAATCTGCTGCATTGAGTTGAACCTGGAACTCACCGGATGTGATGCGGACTACGGCGACGACCTGACCTACGATGGACTTCACACCTACCAAGCAGGAGATGTGGACTGCAATCCAACGGCATTTACAGCGGTCGGGTACAACCGCAGTGGATCGGCAATGTGGTCCACGCAGGGCGGTGAGAACGTCCCGTATCGCTGTCTAGGAGACTTCTGGGTACTGGCAACTCCCAACTACATCATCGCCGTCGAATGGTTCTCCCGATGCGATTCCAACATTGTCGACATGGTTGTCTGGACGCAGATGGAATATCGGTTTGGTGGCGTGAGCTGGCTTCAAGGTCCGCGGTACTTGGTCGGATACCTGGAAACAACTGCCGACTGGTACTTGTCGGTCCCGCTGACGATTCCCTGTGCTGTCAAGTATACGAACTGGCCGCCGAACAACGTCAGCGTACCGATGTCCCAGTTTTACGAATACAATGAAATCATTGACTGCGGTCGAGTTACCTCGCTGTCCGTGAATTTGAACTGCCCAGCCGCTCCGTGTGATGGCTACCCATGCTACCCGAGCTGCGTAATCAATATGTGCGATGGAAACGTGAACGCCTCGCTGCTGTTCTGGAATTTGGACTGTGACGGATCGACAGGCGATCATGACGGGCAGTTCACATGGGGCGGAACTGGAGGCGGATCAGGGTCCGACCAGTTTCAAGCGGCGGACTGGCCATCGTCTGTGGGATTGGGGACGCCGACAATCGAATGCGTGTCCGGAAATCTGGTTCTGGACAACGTACCGATATTTGGCGGCACGTACGGACCGTTCACTATGTCGCCAGATTGCACGGACGGCGAATATTCCTGGACATACACGTTCACCGATCCAGCAGGCGGCGGCTCTGGCGGCGGGCCGGGCGAATTCTGCATTCTGACAATCTACACGAATAACTCCGGGGCACTGCCATGAGCGACCTGCCGCCTGCGTCTGATCCTGTCGCACGGGCAAACGCTCTGAGGGCACGGATGAACGCTCGGAATGGCGTTGCACCTGTCGAGCGTCCGGCGGCTCCGGCGAAGCGTCTGGACTGGTTCGCCGAGGTCGGAGAGTGTCAGTATCGACAAGGCCCGGAAGTGGTCCTAGCGTGCGGATGCGGCGGAACAGGGCGAGTCGTGATGCGGGACTGTTCCGAGACGCCGGGAACCAGATGCGTGGCGACAGATGCTGCACGGCAAGGACTGCTGAAGAATCATCGCGAGATTTACGACTCAGTCAGGGTTTGCAATGGGTGCGAGATTATTCTTCGCAAAGCCTGACAATACCGACTACTTTCCAGTTGAAGTCTGACAACTGAAAACCGCGAGACATGCTCACTCTCTCCCATCGTAGAAGTCCGCCCGGACCGGCGTAGGCACAACGTCTGGCGAGTGGTCTTTCTGCTCAATCACCGGCTCTTCCGCCGTCAATGGCTTTCGCTCGATCGCCTTGATGGCCGCATCGATGGCAACGCCCTGCTTGAGAATTCTCTCACACAGAGCCTTCCTCTCTTCGGTGTCAGTGCGTATCGCAAGTGTCACATCGTAGGCTAGAAAGCAGGCCAGCAGCATCGCCGCAGCTTGAACCCACATCGCCGCATGCAGCGACATGCCGATGTTGCTGTCCGGTTTCGGTTGTGCCGCCATTGGCACAGATTCGCTCGTGTCCACGTTCATTCCCCTTGCCTGAACTGGTAAGGATTACTTGACAGTTGAAATCCCCTGGCACAATCAAACCTCATGGCTGAACTGAGGTCAAGAAAAAACCTCCATCAAGTAGCGAAAATGTCACAAGTCGGAAGCCGGGCAACTGGGATCGAACCAGTCCGGATAGCCCCATACCCCCTGCCGGGTGCCCGTGCGATTGCGAGACACGGGCGATGGAATGGCGGTTCACGCGATGCCATTATCGAACAGCTTCTTCTCTAGTTCGGAGATGCGGGCCTTGAGTGCCACGACGTCGCTTTTCTCCATTCCAAATCCGGTAAAATGGTTTGCCAGCATGCCAGCCGTAAACGCTCCACCGATGAAAAATAGAAACACTCCACCTGACTGGGACAGTGAATCGGCGACGTACTGAGACAGAGTAAACCTCAAACCCCATCCGATGAATAGCCCTGCGTCCAAAAGTCCACCAGCTGTAATCACCAGTCCCATGGTCAGCAGAAACGATCCCCAGACTTTATTGGTCGGTTGCATCACATCCACCTCAATCGAGGAAGCCCCCAGCCGATCACGCCTGAGGTCTCAAAGTCGCCGTAATCACGACCGATCGTGATTGATGACAGCGTTGTATTCGTCACTCGCCGCAAAATTCCAAGTCCGAAGATGCCATCACTGCCGAACTGTACCTGCGGAGGATCACTCCAAGTCAGCTTTGCAGCCTGACCATCCCAAGTGACCTGCGGGATGAGTGAACCGAATCGCACCTGACCGATATTCAACTGGAGCCACTTGCCCGTGCAGATCACTCGCTGGATGTTGTTGCGGTAGGCCATCTGAATCATCTTCTCGGATGGTTCCCCGCCGAACAACGAATATGTGAGGTACAGGCTCAACTCGCTGTCAGTGATAATCGGGGACCGCTCCGCAATCGAAACGGTCCCGATCTCGACATCGTTGGCTTCCAGCTTCAAACAGTTTCCGGCCGCCGCGTAGGCCAAGATCAGATCGACCAAGCCGCGAGATTGCGGAACTTCCTTCGTCCATAGACCTGCTGCCCTGCCCTGCTTTCGCCTGCGATCTGCGTCCCGAGGCGATTCAGAATGTCCAATGGCGGTCGCAATCGACTCTGCGAAGTCGAGCCACTGGACTGGTTGCACGCTGGAAGCTCCGCGAACCTGCATGATTACAACCCCATCAGTTTCAACTGGACCTGTCGATTCTCGATCAACTGCTCACGAAGGGCGATGTTGGCTTCTCGACTTTTGATTGCCTCTTCGACTGACATCGGTGCAATAACCAGATCGCTGCCTTGAGGTGCAGTCGATCCATACCCGCCCTGTCCCATTTGGCACGCATACAGGGCGTATAACGCAGCCATGCGGGCCGTGACCGCCGACTGGTACGCATTGGACGCGATCGTGTAATCGGCCATTGCGATAGCCACATTGGCCGCAGCGATCGCTTCATCGATCTGAGCCAGATTGTAAGCGTCCTGTTCCGCTTGACATGCCATTGAGATACTCCTTCGAGAGTTGTTCCCTGAGTCGCGAGGCTTCGGACTCAGGAGTGTTGATGTTGACTTGTTGAAGATTGCCACCAACTGGAGAGTCTGGAGGCGACTGATTTCGGCTGAGTGCAAACAGGAATATCGAAAACGTGCATGAAGCTGCGAACGTTCCAAGGCTCATCAGCTTGGCTTGCCTCCATGTCACGCATTCGATACCTCCGTCCCCTTGGCCTGCTGAGGGGGCGTCTTGCATGTGTTCTCCTGAATCCGTGCCAAGACTACTGAGTTGGCTTCGATGTTGGTTCTCACTTGGTGCATGTCGTCGCTGATCTTGTTGATCGCAGCGGTCCCCTGCACCTGAGTCTCCTTCAGTGTATCAATCAAGCTGTTGTGCTTTTCCAGGAACTCGTCAACCTTCGGCTTGGCGTAGGCGATGGCGTCATTGCCGCGAGCCTTCAGCCAGCCCCAGAATCGGTACAAGGCACCTCCCAGTGCTGTGCCGATTCCAGCGATGATCGTCCAGGTTTCGCCGTCGATGTTTGCGAATGCCATCTGGTTGACTCCGTTCAGAAAAAGCGGGCTGCGTTTTCGTTCGATCGCTATGCAGCCTTCGGAAATGCCCTGTCACCTGAGTTTTGTGCTTATCGCCAGTTCAGTCGCTGCGAACGATTCGGCTGGCAATGGCCTCAGAAGGGGATGACAAGCCGCTCGATACTGCCACGGTTTGATTCTTCACGCCAGAGGCGTCCCCTACCACGTGTGTCTACTGACAGCAGTTGCCACCGTTGCAGCGAGCTGCACGCCGGGCAGCGGCTTTGCTAACCGGCTTCTGGTAGCTGTAGCTCCAGCTTCGCGAGTAGCTCACTCCGGAACCTGCCGGGGCCTGCGTCACGACATTGGACGACGATCGGCTTACGCCGTTCTTTTCGACTGTCACTGTTCGCGACCGCAAGGGGCATTTGCCATCCGGGCAGTCACTGGAGGCGACAGGAGCCAGTCCGTCAATAGGCGTTGGGGTTGCCTGTGCCAACTGCTTTTCGTGCAGAGCGGCATGCAGCTTGGCCTTGGTGTCAGCGGCTAGATCGGTTTGCAGATTCACGCCGTGAACGCTGGACAGATGCTGGTCGAGGTCTCCCGTCCAAGTCCATGGCCGTTTGTAGTTCTGAGCAATGAAGTCGGTCAGATTCCAGGTATTGCCCTGATTGTCGCTGATCGTATCGACGGCTTTCCCATCGGCCACCTGCGACTCATCAATCAGCGGTACGTTGGGATTCTCTCCGGCTGCTCGGGACGGCTCGGAAATCGGGTTAGGCTCCGGAGCCTTGTTGTCAGCTTTCAGTTCGTCCAGAGCGTTCGCCAGATCGCACTGCTGGCTGTTTAGAGTCACCACCTGATCGGACAGGCTGGCAATCTCGGCCTTCAGGTCTTTCAAAGCCTGAGCAGTGTCTTCTGCGGCGTCGGCATGCCGCGACAGGACATCTTCAATACGCTCAGTCTGGCTGAACGGGTGAGGTCCGATCTTCGGGGCCTCGCTCATCGCATGGGCGGCTTGACACCCCTGCATCAACGGCAACATCATCAACATCAGGCCAGCGGCCAACAGTCCAAAACGCTTCACGAGAGTCTCCTTACAGAGCGGTAGAATGCAGAACGGCGATCTGGTCGAAGCCTCGCGTGATGTAATCCTCAGCAAGGATCGACATCCCGCGTTGCCCCCAGCTTTCCGCCCATGAATTCCAGATACGGGCTGCGAATCGCCCATCTTTCAGAATGACCGGATCACACGCTGTGACCTCATGTCCCCACGCATCAAGACCGATTGCCACGGCACGCAGCCGCAGCAGTTCGGACATCAGGTGATCGAATGAATTTCGCGGAAGGTCAATCCAGTCCTTCACACGATGCTGTTCGCGGACAGCTTGAGTCTTATCGTTGTCGTACCGGCGATCGATGGCGATTTGAGGCCACATCGAAGAGGGTACGCCGCCGAACTTGGCGTAGTAGGCAATGGCTTTATTGGCCCAGTTGCCCACGTTTCGGAAGTCGTTGACAGGGCACGCGATCGCAGCCGGGGACAGGTCGACATACTTTTCACCGGCCTGCACTCGGGCGATCTCGACGCACAAAGTGGGAGCGAATGCCCAGCAGAAGTTCGTCTGACCCTGGTTCTTTGTCTGCACGCCGCCACGCCGGGCCATGTCAGACAGAATCAGTTTCTTGGCCGTCATCTCCTGAATGCGTTCCTTCCACTCGGAGCGAGGGATTGGCTTCGTGGCAACCGGCTTGGCAAACGGCAGTGAACCGAATGGAGTCGCGTTGTAGTCGCGAGGAACTCGCCCCCTGCCCTGCTCCGGGTTGGCTCCGTCCAGGTTCAGCAGGTCTTGATTGCTGTTGTCGTCGATGACCGGACAGCCGTCGGAATGGATCAAACTCACTTCGAGTACCTCCCCAGCAGGTCGATGACTTCGACGGATGTCTTGGGAAGCGGACCACTTGCCCCCTTGCCGTTTGTGCCGCCAGTGACCCAAATCCAGGGCAGAGAATCGTGAGGCATCTTCACGGCATCCTGCCAAAACTTGTCGGCAAACTGGGTGTCAATGTGCTGGTCCCAGATTCGCCAGTCGGCTTTGTGTGATGTCAGCCACTCGCGAACTTCCGGTCCTCGAATCGCCTGCATCTGGCTGACTGGAAGATTCGGAATGTTGTCCTCTTCGTACAGGATCAGGACGCGGAGTTTGCCGTCAGTGACAACTGGGGCCGGTGGATCGACCGGAGTTACCGGGTCTGGACCAGGGGCCGGGGCAACCTGTTGGATGCACCCGGCGAACAGAATCAGGAATAGAAGCCAGTATCGCACGGTTTCCCCCTTACTTGGCCGGTGCAGGTGATGCAGCAACGGGAGACTTTGCTGCCGGTGGCGTCAGGGCCTTGATAGTGCCCTCTGGCGGCATTCCAGACTGATTGACCAGTTGGCACATCCGCAGGGCTGCCAGATGCTCCTGTGCGATCTGGTTATTGCTCCACTGGCTGACGATCTTCTGGAGCAGTGCGATAGCTTGATCCGTCACGTAGGCCATCAGCCGCTCATCGGCGTCCGTCCGGTTCTCCGGGTCGATCTTCAGCTTGTCGTGAACCCATCCGAAAACCTTATCAAGAGCTTTCTTGATCTGTGGCCAGCCGTTGGGGCCACTCAGAAACGACATCATCAGAGAACCGCCAGAAGTCGCCAGCCATGCGAACACGACTGACAGATTGAACGGGGTTGCTCCGTAACCGGGATCTGTGGTGATCTTGACGCCCTGCATCAGTCCGGCGATGCCAGACAGTAGGGACAGGCCCCGGAATACCCAGGGAAGCCAAAGAAGGACCGCTGCCATGATTCGCTGCTCCGAAAGTCGCTGAGTCCGCTTGACAAAGTAGCGGATATGTTACGCATGGTCCGCAGTAGGTTTCGGCTTGTCAATGTGAACCGAATGAATGCGATCCCAGAGAATAGTCCAGGCAAGCCACGCAGCTAGCGGTACTTGCCCGTTTCCGATGGCTTTCAGGCGAGCTACGCGGTTCGGGATGTCTTTGGCAGTGCGAGGAATGGCCGGCTCTCCTGCGATTCCGGCCCCCTTGCCGGCGACGCTGATGTCTTGGCACGGGAATCCTCCAGCCACGCAATCAGCGATCCCCTTCCAAGGTCGGGCATTGAACTGCCGAACGTCATTGGCGATCGGAAAGAGTGGAAGCAAACCATCACGCTGTCGCTGCTGCATATTGCGGATGCAATAGGACTCGATTTCGACAGCACAGCAGCAGGTATGCCCAAGAAGTCGTTCGGCGAGCAAGCCGCCGCCAGATCCAGGGAACAGGTGTAGAACATTCACGGGCACTCCTTATAGCCAGCGGGTTTCCATCATTCCGGGGTAACACTTTGGCGACCGGCTGATGACCGCCGCCGCCGCTCTTTCAACGTCCAGCGAGTATTCCGGGCCGATGAAATCTCTGATCTTGCCAGCGGTTCCATTGGGATCGGCCAGTGTCGCCTCAAACGGCAGATGCAGCATCGACTCCTGAAGTTCTGCCCAGTTGCGAATTGTGGCCACATCGCGTTCGATGCTCGACCTCACTCGCTTTTGATCGACTCCGAGAATGAAGCCCGCGGCTCGCAGAAACTTCGTCATTGACATCGCCTGTTGGACGATGTTGCGAGTCGTGAGCAGTACTCGGTAGCTGCCTGCTGGTGTAAGATGCAGGTGAGCATCGACCATCTTAACGGCGGTCCCCCGTACCTGGCTCCACGGTATCGTTCCAATGTCGTACGGCTCGAACGCTGGGAACTCGCCTTGCACTGGAACGCCGCCTGCGTGCAGCATCTGCATCGTCATTGTCATGCCGGATCGTGTGCAGCCTGCCACGATTAGAGTTGGTCGCATCGGTTCATCCTTGCTGTGTAATTCGAGGAATCCACTGATGCTCTTCCGCTGTTTCTAGAACAGTTTTTCCAGTCGATGGCAACAGAATCTGACCGAGAAAAGCCCCTTCAAAACTGAGAATACCGGTCTCTATGGCGGTTACCTGCCCCTTAATCCAGTCTCGAAGTATCGACCACACGGAAATCTCAGCCTGCTTCAGTGCCTTGCGTTCGTGTTCAACTCGATTGCACCGCATGCGAGTTGTATATGGGTTATGCTTAAGCCACGCCGTTGCATAACCCTTGTACGAAGCCTTGACGGATACTTCGCGACCGCGATGGCGAAACTGAACCAGCACCTCGCCCTTTTCGCAGTCAACATAATGCCCAAAGCCCTGGCATCCGAACGAGGTCAGAACCTTCTGGATGTCAGCGATCGCAGCCTGACCGGTTGTTGAGTTTTCATAAGGCAGGGGCATCATTCACCTTTCAGAAGAACAAAGAAAGGCGACCAGCAACACGCCGGCCGCCGTGAGAACGAACATCAGTCCTTTGCCAGTGGCATGACGATGTACCGGTACTCATCCCCGCAGCTGAACACAGCCGCAGAGTCGCCATCAACGAACTTCGCAGTTATCGGAAACTCGCGATCGCACACGTTGAGGAACTGCCCCAGGTACTTCGGGTCGAAGGTCGCTTCGATCGGTTCGCCTTCCAGTTGAACCGGGATCTTGATTTCAGACTCGCCGACTTCTGCGGCCTTGGAAACGATCGACAGTTCACCATCCGAGAACGTGAAGTCTGCCCCCTTGCTCTCCTCGTTCTGCGTAATCATCGCCTGACGAACAGCCGAATGCAGCGGGCCGCAAACTGCCGTCACGGTGTGATTGCACTCGGTTGGGATGACATCCTGATATCTCGGGAACCGTCCTTCGATCAGGCGGCCGTAAACCGTAATGCCGTCGCACTTCGCCAATACCGCACTTGGCAGGATGGCAATCTGAACTTCGGCGTCAGAGTCTGGTAGCGACTTTGACAGTGCTAACGCAGCTCGCAGCGGGATCACCGGCAGATTGCTGGGATTGACCTCCAGCAGTGTGCCAACAGATTCTGACGCGATCCGTGCGATCGCCAGACGCTTACTGTCAGTCGAGACGAACGAAGCCAGGCCAGCGGTGCCAAAATCGACAGCGATGCCTCCCAATGCGAACCGCTGCGAGTCGGTGTCAACAGCGAACGACACGCGGGAAATGGCCATCTTCAGGGCCGACGACTTCACCTTGACGAAGTTCGGTTCTGTGAAGCCGGCGACATCCGGGAACTCGTTTGCATCGACTGTTGACAGCGTGAACTTGCTGCCACCGGCAACGATCTTGATCGACTTCTCGCCGATGTCGAGGTCGATAGATTCGCAGTCGACCTCGCGAAGAATGTCCATCAGCCGCCGAGGCGGGATGATGACAGAGCCATCGTGAGGGGCTGTCACGTCTTTGATCTCGCGACGGATGCCGACTTCCTGATCTGTGGCGATCATCGTAGCTGTGCCGCCAACGATCGTCAGTAGAACATTCTTGAGCAGTTCCTTTGGCGTCTTGGTCGGGATGACTGGTGACACGTCGGACAGAGCAGAAACAAGAGCATCTCGGGGGATTGTGATTCTCACGGGTTGGGTTCCTTACAGTTGGTGAGGGGGTTGGGTTTCGTCGAGGTAGTCAAGTGGGGTCTTTTTGAGACTCACGTAGATTCCAAACGGGCCGCCGTTCAACAGAATCGGATCGTGCGGATTTTGATGAAGATGCTTTAGGTCATCGGTTGTCAGTTCGATGTCGCATGTCGCTGCAATGAGGCGACAGTTGACAGGAAACATCTTGATACCGATTTCACTCAAAGCGTTTCTGATCTCATCCTTGTCTTGTGGGTTAAATCGAACGCACGCCTCACCTTGGCCGGGTGGCAGTACATCGATCTCAACAAGATGTTCTTCAGGGTGAAAGATTATCTTCGCCATCGCAGCATCTCCAAAGGAAGCCCCGCCGGTTTCCATTTGGGGCAGTGACACATACGCTACTCATCGCCGTCGTCGGATTCGTCCGAAGACTTCGACTGCTTCACAGTCTCGATCTTCACGGCGTCTTTGTGCTCGATGCGAACGACCTTTTCGGTGGTCCCGTGAGTGAACCGGACCATCTCGACGCCCTTGCGGGTCATCACTTCCAGCAACGCATCTTTTGCGGTTCCCTTCTTCTGCTTGGCGTTGCTTTCGGTGGTCAACGCTTTTGCGTAGGCCGATGCCGCCGCTTCGAGTTCAGGATCAGGCTGCGGGAAGCCTTCCGCCTCAAAACGCTGCTGTCCCGCTCGCTTCCGGGGTTTCGTTGCCGTGTCGCTCATCACTCACTCCTTGGGCCATGGCCCTGACAATGTTCAGCCGCGTGCCGAAAACGGTTTTCAGGCACTCCAACTGATGGGGTTTCAATGTGTTCGGTTTGGCAAGAGCGGCTTTAGCGATCTGCCAATATGCAAATGCGTCCGCTTGATCGTCGCTGTCAAATGAGACGCGAAAGTCTGTCCACAATGCCGCCGCAACTCGATTCTTGCTCTCGCCCTTGACCTGCTTTCCGTTGCCGGTCAGGAACTTCATCATCGTCGTGGGGGCCGCCTCTTCAACGACCTCGCAAATGTCGGTCAGGTGCCATCGCAATATGCCGCCGTACTCGCCCAGTTCAGATGTTCGGTTCGTGCTGCCGTGCGAGTACCCTTCCAGCACGATGATGCTCGGTTTCAGTGGCTCCAGGTCTTCCATGATACGAGCGATGACGTCATCGTAGCGGCGAATGCGATCCCGCATGTGCGGTCCGAGTCTTTTGCTCGGGTAGCGGGTGCAAGTGAACTGCTTCGAGTCATGCCGCCCGGAGCAGACCGCCGTTCCGCTGATGCTGGGATCAATGCCGACGACGATCATTATCCAGGCTCCTTGCAGGCGACCTTCAGGAAAACATCTTTCTCGGTCTCCTCGCGAATGTAGACCAGCTTTGCCGCCGCCTCGCGAATCACCTGCTGCATCTCCCAGATACGCCGCTGCTTGTCAGCTTCTGGCAACTTATGAGCGGAAACCTTGATTGCCTTCATCAGGTGCAATAAGTCGGGATTGTTTTCCGTGTAACGCTGCCAATAGACCTCGTTTTCGTTTTGCTCCCAGCTCAATCCAACCGACTCAGCAGTCACGTTTTTCCAGATATGAAAGTCGGTCGGCCTCAAGATGTCGCCGAGCTTGACCCACTTGCAGCCTGGCTTCAGCGTGTGGCCACCGTTCTGTGCAATCTCACTCACGATTCGCCTCCTCAAAGACCGTTGACGGCATTACGTTGCCGCTCGACTCTTCAATAAGTTCGGCCACTGCTTCAGCAGAGAAAAACCGAATGACCTGTTCCCCTTGCCGCGTGTAGCTCGTGTAGTACCCTCGCGAAATGTCATCGCCCGGTGCCGGGTTCATCGGCAATTCGGGATCGACATCATCCGCACTCACAACCTGCGAAACGCCCTCACGCTTCGCAGGCGACTTTCCGGACCGTTCTACCGGGCCGTCCAGTAGCGGAAGTGTGACACGTTCGCCGATTTTTGCCAACTGCTGTTCGATCGCTTTTCGCTCGGGAGTGGGATCTTTCTCGACAGGCATACCGACCACTTTCGGTCGCAGCCCGTTCGGCAGAGTCTCCAGGGCCTGCGTAGTCGATGTGTATCGGTTCCAGGCGTCCCGAAACTGTGCAAATAGGGCAGGCCGATCGTCGGGCGTGCAGTCGCAGAATCTCTCGAATCCGCCGAGCGACTTGATGCACTTCCAAACGGTATCGCCGCACATCTTATGGGCCTGCTCTGACTGGTCCAGACCGTACCGCTTGACAGCTTCTCTGGCTCGCTCAAATGCCGCTTCCGCCGTGGCAAACTGCCCGTGAGTGAGCAACTGCACAGCCTCGCGAATTTCCGCAGGGTTCGGGTATCGCTTGGAGTTCAGCCACTTGTTTTCAGCCAACAGCTTGTAGCAGGCTTTCTCGACCTGCACGGCGTCCAAGTCTGCCAGCAGTCGACGGTAGACCTCCATTTGGGCCGCTGGCATTTCTCCCGCAAGGCCGCAATTGAGAATCTCAACACACTTGGCCCATTGTTTTTCGTTCATGGGCATGGTAACCCCCTTGGTGGCAGTGGGGCCGGTTGATCGGCTTCTTTATTGCGATGGGCGTTCAGGAACACGTCGATTTGCGAGCCTGGCGTTGAAGCAAACGTGAGATACTTCTTGGCGTGCTTCTCGGGGAACGTCCCCTGCCAACCCTGTTCTTGGCTTTCGTGGATCGCGTCAATGACCGCCTGCACCGGGTACTTGCTCCACGCGGTCAGCTTGGCGGCGGCTCCTGCTGGCGTGTACCGCTTGTGCTTCCAGTCCTTGCGAGCCTGCAGGTGGAACAGCCAATGCTCGCGAAACGCCTCGCCGCCGAGGGCTTCGGGCAGGCCGATGCTTTCGATGTCTGTTGCGGGTTTCTTGGTCATGGCGTCACCCCAGACAGTGCGGAGTTCGCTTTTGCCTGATACCAATCGCATTCACAGTCCACAAGAAGCGTTTGACCAGCAGCCGCTCGCAGTTGTTTCGCGTTCATCACTCACCGTCCTTTCGGTCCAAGGGGCTAGGCAGTCCGCACCGTTGCATGAGCTGCCACACTTCCAGCATGTTGCGGGGCTTAAACGGCTCAGCGACAGTTTCATAGTCATACTGAAACTCATGTGGCGAGTATGGCCACCACCGCACTCGCCCTATTACTAGCCAGTAGTCAACGCCTTTCCAACCGCACCTTTCCAGCCCCTCAACCGTCACCGGCTCGTTCCAGCCGGGCGGGTAAAGGCGTGAGAGTTCTTCGGCCATCGTGCAAATGTCATCTGCAATACTACACAGAGGACGAATGACACTCGTGTCCGTTTCGGACATTGCAGTTCGATACCGCTCCAAGGCGGCTGCGGCTTGTTCACTCAGCATGATTCCGCCCTCGCTTTCAGCATCGCGTCTGCAATTCGAAACCAGTACTTACACAAGTTGTCCAATCCATGAACACTTAAGTCGTATTCCGTTCCTACCGGAAACGCAGGTCCGCCATCTTCGGTTCTCTGCTCTGACATGGTTCGCACTCCTGTTGGTTGGTTGAATCAGACGCCGCACATGCCTTCGCAGTCCATGTCGGACCACGGGATTCTCTTCTGCCGAGATTCCTCCTTCGGCTGAAGCTGAACAAGCTCCAGCGGAACGCATGAACGATGCAGGTACTGTGTCGCATTCATTCCGCGAGTGCAGACGGAGGTTTCGTCGCGGATTGCTTTGTCGATCTCGACCGCCCTGGCCCATCCGTCCTCGTCGGTGTCTTTGAGATGCTGCCATTCGGCGTCACTCTTGTACGGACAGAACACGCACGCGGAACGTGGAATGTGAATGTTTGGCAATCGATCTTTGAGATACGCCAAGCAGTCCTGTCGGGTCATGTACTGATCGAACAGTGGGAACTCGCAATTCCACTGCGACCGGCTGCGAAACTGATCCTTAACTCTCACAACTCTCTTCGGCTCGTCAAATGAGAGTCCGAACACCTGGGTAATGTGAACATCTTTGGGGACACGATGTCCCGGAAGAATACCTAAGACTCGCCTTATCTCAGCTTCGATGGGGATCAGCTTGTACTCTTTCGTGCATTGCCTTCGACCGATCCCGGTCGATTCCCCGTCCACTGAAAGAAAACTTGGAATCGCCACAAACCGCTGACCAGTAGAGTTGATCCCACGAATCAGGTTGTCTCCAAGGTTGCCGGCCGAAACCGTTGTGATTGGCGGACCGTTATCGATCTTCTTGAGAAACTCAACGTGATCGTAAACGGAACGTGGCTCATCGCCAGTGTCAGCGAAAATCGCCATGTCAACGGGCGGCAGTTCTCCGTCCGCAATCATCATGAAGATGGCCGACGACTGAACACCGGCCCCAAGATTAAGGACGCGAATGTTCTTTTCCATGCTCTCCCTCCTCAAGCAAACTGCCGGGCCACGCGAGCGATGAGGTCATCGCTCACACGTTGAGACACCCCAGATGGTGCCCCATTCATCAGCCAATCAGACTGTTCGTCTTTCAGCCCCAATACCTCGCTCATGATGGGGTCAATGCCGCTGTCGGAAACCATCACGTATGTCAGTGTCTCATCATCAACCATACCATCGCGATGTTTTCGGCCAATGCACTGGACCAAAACCGCAGGACTCCAGTCAAGCTCTCCAATTACGTTGACAGAGTTGGCAACGAGCTGGATTCCATCAAGCCCAACTCCAGAACGAAGGCTTATAATTAACACCTGAGAGTCGCCGCTCATAAATCTAGATCTAGCCGCGTCCTTCTGATTTGCCGACTCGCTGCCGGTATACAAAGCTGGTCGATACTTCTCCAGCTTCTGCATCCAGATTTCATAAACCGCACGATGCCAACCAAAAAGAATGACCTTTTTGCCTTGCTCGACAAGACTTGCAACAAACTCGGCAACCTGTGGAGCCTTTGAAATGCCGGTCGCCTGCCTGACGACGTTTTCGAGGTCTGCCCGAGCCTGCCGTGCATCACCGCGACCGCCCTTTGCACCACCAAGGATGAACCGGGCCAGATCGCCAGCTCGACCACGTATCTCGTCGATTTTCTTCTCGTCGGCGTCAATCGGAATCGTAATCCGCTGGCATGGTCCCAGTTCGCGACCGACATCCTTTCGAGTTCGCCGCATCATTAGGAAGTTCGCCCGCAAGTAGCTTCCGAATCCGTTGGGATCCTTCAGACTGGCCTTTGACCTGTCGTAATTCGTGCAGTGTTCCGCGGCGAACTCGTTCCAGTCTCCGAAGCATCCGGGCCGCAGGGCTTCGTAGACATTGAAGATTTCACCGCCATAGTTGTAGATCGGACTAGCTGACATGCCGTGAGCCATTCCGCAGCCGAGAGACAGTTCCATCGCTCCGGCATACTTCCCTGTGAACTGCTCCATCCCTCCCTCGCGACTACCACTCATCGCCCGACGAAGTTCTTGGCACTCGTCGTAGATGGCCATGTTGCCGTACTCGCCCAGTGGCTTACCCCAGTTGATGAGTTTGTTGTAGTTCAGGATGACCACATCCGGGCCGCAGTCTCGACCGTTCAGCCGCAGTGTCGGCAACTCGTACGGCTGGCCGCTCTTGATGATGTGAGACCTCAAGTGAGGTGCGAACCGTTGCAATTCTCGCTGCCACTGCTTTGTGAGGTGCGTAAGTGTTACAACGATGGCAGGCAAATGCTCGCCAGTGGCAATTGCTCCAATTGCGGTCGCTGTCTTTCCAAGGCCGATGTCATCGCCCAGGATGCCGTATCCGCTGCGTTCGATCCAGTCGGCTCCGAGTCGTTGATAGTCTCGCAGGGGGATGTTCGTATCGTACTTGCGAGGTACGTAATCGGTCGCAGTCAGCTTCTCCAGTACGGCGATTCGATCGTGATACGACTTCGACAGTTCGCTGATCTTGGCCGTTGTAGCTGGCTCAATGTCCAGTTTGAAACGGAACATCAGCATTTCCAGATCAGCCGCAGTCTCAGGCGTTGCTGGGACAGTGAGCAGATTCGCCCCGGCTTTGCGGTCCTTAAACCGCGTGAAGATGCGTTTCGCCATCGTCGCGACATGAGGTTCCAGCCACATGAGGAAGTGGCCGCCGTTGTGTTGAATTCGTCCCTGAATCACTTCACAGCCTCCCCCACGTCGATGCATAACACGTCCACCGGCTCCGGGCCCTTGAGGTTCAGACGCAGGATATTCGTTGTCATGCTGCTTCAATCGCCTCCGGTGGAATGTTGCTCACAAACACCAGACCGCCCGGTGTAATCGCGTTGGCCGAATATCGAAGACCGCTGCTCGTGTCGTGCAGAGCCTCGATTCTGAACACCTGACCGGCTGGCCACTGCTGACCGTTGCCGTGCGTCCAATCAAGAACTCGGTTTGACTTCACAAGGTCGCCTCGCTGGAACATCAGTTCTCTCCCGGCTGTGTGACCTTCGACGTTAGGTTGATCGTGTTTTTAACAACCTGATCGGTTTGCCTCACAGCCGTCACAAAGCCTGATCCAAACCCAGCAATAAATCCGTGAGTCCAAATCCGCCTGTCGCCTTCAGTCATGACGCCCATCCGCTGAACATGTTCATCAAACATCGAGTCAGCGACTTCATTGGCAAAGTCCACCGCTTTCCTGCCGATTTCTTCAAGCTCACCATTGGTCATAGCGATGCCACCCACACGAGAGAAAACGGCTTGTCGTTCAGCGTTGGCAGGTCGGCCATCTCAGCCTTATGCCTCGCCCGACAAGTCACCAGGATCACGCTGCGGACAACATCATGTTCCGCATACCTCAGGCACTGCGACAGAACAGCGGACGCACTGCCGTCGATCTTGCATTCAATCGCGATGCCTTCCGACGGTATCCAGAAGTCGACGCGATCGCGGGCCGAGAAACGATGTTCGGCGATGAACTCGATTCCAGCAGTAACCAGCAAGTCGGTAACATCGGAGTGCATTACAGATTCGGTCGAGTAGTGAATGCGATGAATCAGCAGCAGGGCAACGATATCGGAGTGAGTCACTTCGTTCTCCTGAGATGATATTGAACCACTAGAGAGTCCTCTGCATCATCGGGACTCGCAAGCAACATGATTCCATTGAAGTGGATTTGAACAACTGCGTTTAGTCGCTGAGCAAGTTCAACAGCCTCTCTGGATGCGTCAGAGATGTCCGTACAAGGTGCGACTTCTGCTTTGACGATCAGCATGATGCAGCCTCCAATGTCTTCAGTTCTTCCTCTTGCATGAACTCGACAAGATCGAACAGTGTTGGAGAATTCAGTTCACGTTCAGCCCGTTCGCAGAACGCTACGTGATACTTCCAGTAGTCCGTCGAAAGTTCTATGCCCCAGCCGATGCGGCCCATGCGGATGGCCTGATAAGCGACCGATCCAACGCCGCCGAACGGATCAAGAACAATCTCGCCGGGGTTGCTGTACCGCTGGATCAGCCGCTCGATCACATCGAGCTGGAGAGGACAGACGTGGCTGTCATTCTTCTTGCGTGACAACTCTGTGTTGAGCGTGTTGATTCGCAGAATGTCAGTCCAGATGTCCGGGTTGTGTGCGACCGGAGCGAACAGCATCATCGTTGCCGGAAGCCTGCCTTGTCGCTCCAGTTCTTCCGTGATCTGCTGGTGAGCGTGCAGGTCATATCCATGTTCTGCCGAGAATCGACGCCACCAGCGATAGATGTCCTTGATCGACATACCGGCAAGCTGCTGAGGCGACACAAGCTCATTACCGCTGCTCCTCCACGTGCCAGATGCGTCAATTTGCCACTTGGCTCGCGTGTAGTCGGCCTTGTCCTTGCGTACCGGGTCCGGACCGTTTGCAGTCTGATTTGGTGACATCGACGGTTCCCACTTCCGGAACAACAGCACATACTCGTTCGATCCGCAGCCCATCTTGGTCGAGTCCTGGCACACTTCAGACCAGCCAAGCCGATAGCTTTGGTTATTCTCGCGAACCACGTCCGTGTCGATGACAATCCGGCCCTGAAACAAGAATCCATGCTTCTTGAACGCCGCGATAGTCTTGTCACTGAACTCGTTTACCGAGTACATCCCAGTCCCCGTCATCGTCCCGTACTGAATGCGATCCTTGGTGTGAATGCAGGCAACACGTCCAGGTTTCAGTACGCGATACAACTGCGGCACAAGATGATCGAACTGGCCGAAGAAACCGTCATCGCCCTGGTTGTGCCCGAAGTCGTTGAACGACGGTGAATATTCGTAGTGGTCAGAAAACGGGATCGAGGTCACGATCTCATCGACACACTCATCAGGCCAGTCAAGCAGTTCATCCACACAATCATTGTTGATCGCCCGGTACAGGTCTCCTGATGCTTCCTGTCGTTTGCATCCCATCGCTCGCTCAAACTTCATCTTCAGTGCCTCCCCGGAAAGTCCATGCTCGCGGATGATCGACCGCATACGCTCGGTCAATTCGTCGTGTTGCTTCCACTTCCGCTTCATGATCTGCACGGTGTCGTACTGCGTGTCGGCAAATACGATGTGAATCTCAACCGGCTTGTCTTGCAGGAACCGATAGATGCGATGGACAGCCTGAATGAAGTCGTTGAACTTGTCGGTCGGACCGATGAAGATGGCCTTGTGGCAGTGCCGCTGAAAGTTGCAGCCTGAACCCAGCAGCTCGGGCTTGCTCGACAGAATCCGAAACTCTCCACGCTCGAATCCGATAACAAGGTTTTCCCGATCTTCCAGGTCTTGAGTCCCGTAAACCGCCTTGGCTTCTGGTATCACCTTCTGGATCGTGTGCCGCTCATCTTCCAGGTAGTGCCAGATAATCCAGTGATCGTCCGGGCCAGCCGCATTGATGATCTCAGCCGCCTTGTCGATTCTCGGGTCGAGAGTCTTGCGGCGGTTCTTGGCAACATGTTTGATCCCACCGGTGGACTTCGGAAACAGCAGTGGGGCACCGCGACTGTCGCGATAGTCTCCAGGCTTCCCAACGTCACCTTTGACCTCGTGCCATTTCACAGTGACCGGCGGCATGGCGTAGCCGGTGTCATCGTGACCAAGATCAGCCGGTGAGGTCACGAACACTGCCCAGGATGCCACCCAGAGCCAGAAGTTATGTTCTTCGTGAGGGTACAACTGGAGGTTACCGGCCTTTGTTGAATCACGCTGAAAGAATCGAGTCATGGCCTGACCGCGATCCATCACCCCCAGAAAATCGGCGTAGTTAATCAGCTCGATGAAATCGTTGGGTGATGGTGTTGCGGTCGCGACGAACCGATATTGGACGTCCTTGAAGACAGCGGCAAACTGCTGTGTCGTTTTCGTGCCGTATGACCTCAGACAACTGGCCTCGTCGAGCGTGGCCCCGGCAAACTGGCTCGGATCAATCTGACCATCTCGAACCCGCTCGTAGTTCGTGATGATGTACGGAGTCGTCGCTGCCGCGACCTCTGCATCAGTGCGACAGTACACGATCTCCATGCCCATCTTCGGGCCGTCGTTTCGCGTGAACTGATGGCGTACTCCCAGGGGAGCCACGATCAGCACCTTGCCGCCG